GTTCAATTCAAAGTCTGTTAACCTGCTAAGTTCTTTTAAAGTTCTTTTGTATGAAGCTTTGCGTTCTGCACGTAGTTTCATTGATCTACGTAAGTCTCTAAATCCTTCAATTGCATCTTGTATCCAACTTGACGCTTCTATTACATAATGTGTCATTAGTTGTATACTCCTGCTCTTGGTCCACGTCCACCATGTGAAAGCATATATGCGTAAGCATACTGCCAATCTTTTCCGTACTCTGTTTTGGCGTAAGTGAGCATCTCTTTTTCGAACTTCCTAGTTGGAAGTGGGTTTCCAAGTAAACTCACAAGGCCGTTGAATGTTTCTCTAAACATTTCTTTCTCCTAGTTAAGTTGTAGATGCTTTAGGTGCATGATACCCCTAGTCTTTTCTAGGCGTCAGTGGTCTTTTCCACCGTCAGTAGTCTTTGCTACCGTCAATCACTTGTAACGGATGGATAATCCGCATTGTCTATCCAATGTGTCTATGTGTGTTGTCAAAACCACCATTGCAGTTGCTTTAACGCTTGTATTTATATAATACTGTCACATTATATATGCTATATGAGCATAAATCAAGTGTTTTTTTTGCATAGTCGTTATGCGTTTTATGCATAACGCTTTCGGTTGACATTTTACAAATAGTTTTGTACAATAAATAGAAGCAGGAACACTTTTGTTCCTTGGCAGGCATCGTTGAGCCTGCTCTTATTATGTGAGCGCCGTGGTAAAAGCGGCAAGCAGAGGAGATAATAAATGGACGCACTCACCCTATGGATGGCTGTAGGTTTCCTGTTCGCAGGTTACGCAGTTATCGCAAATGATTCCGTACAAACATTAGGTACATGGATCGCAAGTAATAACGAAAAATTTAATTGGAAAGTGATGTGGGGAGCGGCTTCGGCTGTTCTACTGTATACACTTTGGTATGGTTGGTATACCAACGGTGGAGATATTAGTTATGGACGACTAAACAAAATACCGTTTCAAGAAATACAATGGTATCATGCTATGGCACCGGGTCTACTATTAATACTTACACGAATAGGTGTACCGGTATCAACTTCCTTTCTAGTGTTGAGTGCTTTCGCAAGTACTTTTGTGCTAGAAAAGATGTTGATGAAAAGCATGATGGGATATGCTGTTGCGGCAGTTGCGGCATACATTATTTGGATAGGAGTTACTAAACTTCTAAACGAAGCAAAGCCTGTCAAAGAAGAACATAAGAAAGCATGGCGTGTAGCACAATGGGTAACAACAGGCTTCCTGTGGTTTACTTGGCTAAGTCATGACATGGCTAACATTGCCGTGTTCCTACCAAGACAAGTTCCATGGGACCTAATGATCCTAGTGAGCGTTGCGTTTGTTGTAGGACTTGCATTTATGTTTAAAGAGGGTGGTGGTAAGATCCAAAAGATTGTACTAGAAAAACACAACACAAGATATGTGCGTTCAGCAACTATCATTGATGGTGTGTACTGGTTGATCTTATTCTTCTTTAAAGAGCTCAACGATATACCAATGTCAACAACATGGGTGTTCGTAGGACTACTATGTGGACGTGAACTTGCAATGGCAACAATGACAGGCAAGGAAAAGTTCAAGACAGTGTTTCCGTTGGTGACCAAAGACTTCTTCAAGATGATGATAGGCTTAGGTGCATCAGTAGGCGTGGTGTTAATGATACACTATGTTATTGTACCAAACGGATACTAATAATATTGGAAAGGTAGTGTGCAACGGCACTACCTTTTTTCTTGACATGAAGACATTACGACTATATAATAGTATTATGTTTTAACCTAGAAGGGACTACAGTTTGAAAATGAAGATTATTACAGGAAATGCTAATCCTCAATTAGCACAAGAAATTGCTGAGCATTGCTTCGCAACACTTGTTCCTGCACAAGTTTCTACGTTCGCTGACGGAGAATCAAGTGTAGAATTTTTAGAAAATATACGTGGCGAAGATGTTTTTATTGTACAGAGTACAGCAACTCCTGTTAATGATAGTTTGATGGAACTGTTGATTATGATTGATGCGGCAAGACGTTCAAGTGCAAGTAGAATTACAGCAGTGATTCCTTACTTTGGTTATGCTAGACAAGATCGTAAGAGTGCAAGTCGTACTCCTATCACAGCAAAACTAGTTGCCAACTTGTTAGTAACAGCAGGCGCAGACAGGATCCTTACAATGGATCTACACGCAGGACAGATACAGGGTTTCTTTGATATTCCAGTTGACGATTTAACAAGCCGTGTAGTGTTTGCTAAAGATATAAAACGTTCAATTGGTTGGAGAGATGAACCAGACGTAGATCAAGCCAAGACTGTTTTTGTATCACCAGACGCAGGTGGCGCAGTTCGTGCTAGAAAGTTTGCAGATATGTTCAATGGTGACATTGCTATTGTTGATAAGATGCGTCCTGAAGCAGGCAAGTCAGAAGTAATGAACTTGATTGGAGATGTTAAAGGCAAACATGCTATACTAGTAGATGACATTATTGACTCAGGTGGTACACTTGTCAAAGCCGCTCAAGCAATTATGGACGCAGGTGCATTGAGTGTTAGAGCATATATCACACATGGTGTATTGTCAGGCGAAGCATGTCAAAAAGTTGAGAAGTCAGTGCTAGACGAATTGGTAGTAACAGATTCAATTGCTAACCGTTGTCCTAAGAACTGTAAGAAAACAAGACAAGTAAGTGTAAGTCAACTGTTTGGTGAAGCGATGAGACGAGTAACTAACGAAGAGTCAGTAAGTAGTTTGTTTATATGAAGATAGGAATAGCTGGTTACGGATTTGTAGGACAAGCACACGAAGGTGTACTCAAAGATTACCACGACATTATTATAAGCGATCCTGCACTAAAACATTATGGTGATCTAAGACAAGCTGATGCAATTATTGTTTGCGTAAGCACACCACAAGGATCACACGGCGGATGTCATATGGATAACGTGTATGAAGTTATTGAAGACTCTCCTGATATACCTATATTAATTAAAAGCACAATTAGCTTAGAAGGTTGGGATATGCTAAGGCATGTGTTCCCTAACAAGCAATTAACATTCTCTCCGGAGTTCTTACGTGCGGCATCAGCACTAGAAGACTTTCGAAACAACGACACAATATTATTAGGTGGCGGCAACACAGGCTTTTGGGCAGACATATTTGTTACAGCAATGGGCAATATTAATGTTACTGTTGCGGACCCAAAAGAACTTATTGTTACCAAGTATGCTCGCAATACTTTCTTAGCACTCAAAGTTGCATATTTTAATCAGTTGTATGACCTTTGTAAAGAATCAGGCATCGACTACGAACAAGTAAGAAAGTACACTATATTAGATAATAGAATAGGTGAAAGTCATACTACGATAACAGATGAGCGAGGCTTTGGTGGACATTGTTTTCCAAAAGATGCTAACGCCCTAATAAAAACAGCAGAAAAAGACAACATTGATTTATCTTTATTAAAAGAAGCAGTATCCTACAACGCTAAAATACGCAGATAAATAGTTGTAAGGAGAAATAACATATGAGTTTTTCATCAGGTATAGCAAAAGCTGGCACATGGGCATTAGACAAACTAGGACTTGACTGGGCTACTGGAGGAGCAGTGTCTGTAATAGGAATTGATACATCACCTATATCAATTTTTATCAATGTCCCTGACTACCATCAAGACTTTTCTCCGACACCAGATAAAAGTCATGGTGGATTTATAACTTTAAATGTTCCAAACCATAGTAAAGAGTTTGGATCGATTGCTAAAAACATGGCACAGTCTACACTGAATCAAATTGAACTTATTGTAGCCTTGCAAACTATTATATCTGAAAAAGGCGGCATAACAATTAAGGATCAATTAGATCCTTATCACTATGAAGTTATTACAGAAGCATTAAAAGAGAACGGCGATGAAATACCAGTTGAACCTCCTGTTGAAGCAACAATATTTCAACAGCTAGGTGGAGCAATAACATCAACAGGTGCTCTAAGTGCCTTAGGTACAGCGGCAGACGCTATGAGCGCCGCAGGATACGGATTAAGTTTCTTACAGTTTACAAATCAAACAACAATATATCCAGCAGGCACAATACTGCCAGCAGGAAGTGTACAAGACGGAATATCTGGAACAATCACTGGTGGATGGCCTGACTACACATATGCTCTTAGTATTATTAATAGTTGCGTAAGTATACAAAGTAGTTTGAATCAATACGCAGTTAGTTTATTCCGTAATGCAATTGATGCAGAAGCAGGTGCATTATTATTAAAGAATGGTATGGCAGAGTTTAGTCAAGCAATATCTGAAAATGCAAGAACACGAGCTGATGCATCTAAAACTAAGAAACCATATATAGAACCTACAACACCAGGAGGATTTCTATAATGCCTCAGGTAGCTAGAAAAGGTAAAGATGTTGCTGGAGGGTTAATTGTATCAGGTAGAACTTCAGTGATTGTTAATAATACACCTATTGCATGTGAAGGAGATACTATTGCTCCTCATGCTCCTGGCACTAAACATAATGGTGCAGTTATAGTTGGACATACTAAAAAAGTTGTTGCTGAAAATCAAAACGTAGCTAGAGAAGGTGACCCAGCTAGTTGTGGCCACCTTATTACTCCGGGTGCTAGTAATGTATTTGCAGGCACTTAGCCTTGAACGTTTTCTTTTCCTGAAACATATGTTTCTAAGTGTTTGATATATTCAACCATTGAATGATCTGAAAAGTTATCAATCTTACCTTTTTTGATACCCATCCACATACCACGTAGTTTGTCTTTAAACAGTTGCCAGCCAGTTGGCTTACGAACATTGCCATATGCATTTAGATAATGTAGCTCACCGCAGTGTCTAAATCCCATAAGTGCAAGTGGAACAGTTGTAACTATGTCGTTGTTGTTCTTCCATCTGTGATGTACAGTGCCAAAGCTCTTGACATATGTTGGCCAACCTACTCTTGGGCTACCATATGTATAAAGCTCTATTGGATCATTTAACTCTATGTTACATTCGCAACGATTGGCCATAATAGTTGCCATTGCGGCTCCTAAACTATGTCCACATATCCATAAGTTCTTGCCTACATTAACTGTACGTGCAATATCTTCACACACCATAGGCCATAGTTCATCTACTTCGTCTTTGAATCCTTGGTGTACTCTACTAATTGTTTCTGCCATTACTGGTAATGCTTTTAAATCAGCACTAATGTCGTTAAACTCACTAGGTTGTGTGCCACGACATGCAATAACTAGATCTTCTTTGTTCATAAAGCGATATGCTTGTGCGCCTTCTTTGTTATAGAACTCAACAGTTGTGAATCCTAACTTCTTTACTTGACTTTTTACTTCTTTGACATTATCATTATAAGCAATACTAGATAGTTTAGCAAACAATAATGAGCGAGAAGGAAAGTCCATTTGTGAAATACCCATATTATCCCTCATTGTTAATAAATTACTACATTCCAGTAGCAAACGTATTTATAGATTATGTTGACTAAATACATTAACGGAGTAGTTAAATGAGAAAACGTACAAGAAGCATCTTAGAAGAGTTAAACAACTTATCTTTATCTGAGAACAATGATCACCTAATTGAATCTAGTGGTAGTAATATCATAGAAAGTGCAATTAACTTATTAAATAAGATATCAAACACGTATGATGCAGATACTGCTAGTGAATTAGAAAGACGTTTTATCAATAGTATTAAGAGTGGAGATACTCGTAAATTTAAACGTGGCATTAATAAAATAATAGAGAGCAAAAATAATGATACTGAATGAAGGCGGATCAATGCCTGATGTAGGGCCAATTCACATAAGTGAAATCAATCCTACACTTGACGCACTAGAAAAAGATTTAGGTATTGACCTAAAGAATAATGTACTTGGTAGTGTTGGCAAGAAAGAATTCAGTGGTGACATTGACGTTGCTATACAAGTTGACCCTGATAAGATACCAGAACTAGTAAAAAGATTAGAAACAAGTAAATTAATACATGCAGTAACAAAGACAAGTATTATAATGACAAGTGTAGATATTGTTAACTTTGATCAAAGTAAAGACAGTTCTGATCCAAAGCACGGACCACGCACAGGAAAAGTTCAAGTAGACTTTATGCCAGGAGACCCGGGCTGGATGAAAACATACTATCATTCACCAAGTCAAGAAGAATCAAAATACAAAGGTGTATTCCGTAACTTGATGATTGCAACTATTTGTGCAGTGTACGAACGCAATGCATCAGAAGAAAAGATTGAAGATGGTCGTCCTGTAGAAGTTGAACGTTGGATGTGGGCACCAGACAAAGGACTAGTAAGAATTAAACGTGTACCAAAGCCTAAAGCAAACGGTAATGGGTATACTAAACAAAACATTAACACAGTACTTGGTAAGCCAATACGTACTGCTCCAGAAATTGCAAAAGCATTAGGACTTGACAGCCCAGAAGATTTAAACTCATATGAAAGTTTAAAAGCGGCAATTGAAAAAAATTATGATCCTGCATTAGTTAAAAATATTTTAGATAGTTTCGCTAACAACGGAACAGTAAAAGACATTGGTCTACCAGATGATTTAAAAAATGAAGAACTTGATAGAATTAAAGAACTAAGTGGATTAAACCTAAACAGTACTGTTATGGCACAGTCCGGAATTAGGATGAAGCAATGAGATACAAAGACTTTAAAGTTTTAGAACGTAAACAAAAGACAGGCAGTGCTGGACAAGCTAAAGGCAAAGACACTATGCCTAAAGCAAAACCAGGGCGCACTACACATCCTTTAAAAAATAAACTTGTAGGCGAAAGTATTATTAATGAAGCCGCCCGTATTGATCACGCAGAAGATATTATCTTTTGGGAAGGATCAAGAGGTGCAGTACGTGCAATTGAAAGCCTAAAAAGTTTAGAGCAAGGATCACATAAAGATGTCACAATCAAATGGGACGGATCTCCCGCAGTCATTTTTGGCCGCAATGAAGATGGAGAGTTTATTTTTACAGACAAGTCAGGTTTCAGCGCAAAAGGATATGACGGGAAAGCAACAAGTGCAAAAGCTCTCAAACAAATGCTTAGTAATAGACCAGGAGCAAGCAATCCAGACCCAGCCAAGCAAGCAGGCTATCAAAAACTAATAGGAAATATGACATCAGCATATAACGCATTTGAAAAATCAGTATCAAAAGACTTTAGAGGCTACCTAAAAGGCGATATGTTATATTTTAATACACCTAAACTAGAAGGTGATGCGTTTGTGTTTACACCAAACATTGTTACATATACTGTAAAAGCAAACAGCAGTGTAGGACAACAAATTAAAGCAAGTACATGTGGTATTGTTATACACAGATTAGTTGACGAAGCAGGAACAGAACGTAGTTTAGCAGGTGATGAAGTAGAACGTATTGTTATAGGTAATGAAGTATTAGTTTTACCACCAGTAACAGTACAACAGCCGCCAAACATAGACGACAGTTCAATTACAGCATTAAAAACAATAGTAAGTAAAAACGCTTCAGCAATTGATAGTATACTAGATTCACAGAAACTAAGAGACATGAAAATAACAGATTTACCTAAGATATTTTATGCTTATGTAAACTCAAAGGTTGATACAGGAATGAGCGGACTAGCTAAAGACTTTATTGTTTGGCTAAAACAATCTAAAGTAAGCGCACCTAAACAACAAAAGATAATTGATTTAATAAATTCAAATGTTGCAGGCTACAATGCTATATGGCAGATAGTAGAAGGCATTATGAAAGTTAAAGACAATATTATTAATCAATTAGAAAATCAAGAAGCCGACATTAAAGCCTCGATTAAAGGTGAGCAAGGTGGAGAAGGATATGTACTAGCACATCCTGAAGGTGATATAAAACTAGTACCAAGAGAATATTTCAGTAAAGCTAACAGAGCAGTGGAGAGATAAAATGAAAGACTATATGAAAATTTTTGAAGCAGAACTAAATGCAATCGTTAAACCTGTATTGGAAGACGACTTTGATGACTTTGAATTAAGTCAACATGGCAAAGAGTTAGATGCTGATGACGAAGACAAGCCAGGATACAAGCAAGCTAATATGTATGACCAGTTAGGTAAAGTATTAGACAGTGCAGGTAATCCTAATCCAGTTAGCACAGTAAAAACAGATGACGGCAAAGAATTTAAAGTAAGTGTTGATCAAGCTAGAGTTATAAGAATGCTAATGACTACAGACAAAGTTAAACCGATGGTACGTACACAGTTCCAAAGAGATATGCAGAATGGCAACAGTGCCGCTGACTTCTTTGATATTAAAGACTATCACGAAATACCACAACTATTTGTTAAGAGATACTTAGGCTAATGGATAAAGCAAATTATAACTTTATAAAAGGTTTGTACGAGGAAGGCTTAGTCGAAACACAAATTGACGAAGATGCTTGGGCAGACATTAGAGGTAGACGCTTAGATCGTATGACAGTGCAAAAACGTGTTGCATTGTACGCTTACATAGTAGGACTAGATAATGCTATGCGAGCAGTTAAGTTTATTGAAATGGTTGAAGAAGGTCGTACACCACCTGCTCAATACGTAAGAAGTTATAAGCCAGCTGTAAAAATGATAGATGATATTGTAAATGCAGGTCCTGCATACATTGCACAGCTCAAACAGCTACATAAGAGAGCCAAAAACTCCTAATTATCACGCTTTTTTTATCTAAATGGTAAATACATATAACAACTTCACTGAGCGTGAAGCTGGTCATTAGAGAAAATATAGGAGAATAAAATGGCAGATTTAACAGGAACAAGCGTAGCTGACAACTTTGAAGTATTACGTGATGGAATGGGCGCAGGTCCGGTAACAAGAATCGTTACTATGAGCAAGTCAAGTATCACAGATGCAGAAGCAGTAGCGGCTATTAAAACAGCAGAAAACGAAGGTAACACAGTTGCTGGCGTTATCAAAGACACTAACGTTGTAACATTAATGTTACAAGGTGCAGGTATCACAGATGGTGCAAACTACGGTACTGGTTCAACTGGTGTAACAGCGGCAACAACATTAACGTTCACTCAGAAAATAGCTGGCGCGGCGTAATAAAATAATTCCTTTACCTTAGGAACGTGATTATGGCTGTAATGGCAGACGTCACATTAAAGAGCTCACTTTTATAGTGAGCTTTTTTTTGACTGTTAAATACAGTACAATGACAAACTTCACAATTAAAACATTAGTTGACGTAACACAAACTAACGCTCGCAAAGGCACTGATGAACCACACCAGGTAAAACAGCAAGCCAACTTCAATACTCTTTATAATGTTATTGGACTTAGATCAAATCCAACAGATTTTCATATAAGTGTTAACAAAGAATCAACAGAGCAATTTGGTAAACACTACAAAGGCAACCATAATGTTTGGACAGTAAAGTTTACTATTGAAACTGAAGGAAGTCTTACATTAGATATGCTAGAACAAGATTTTGATCTAGTTCCATTTATACATAATTTAGATGAGACAGCGACACAGCCCGTAAATACGTTTACCACATTATCAAATAACGGCTTTCGAAACATTATTTTTAATCTAGATGATAAATAATACTATAGCAAAACAACTATACTAGGCACATTAGAATACACAATAAAGGCTAACGAAAGAGTTTACTTTAACGGAGAATAAATGTGTCAGGTAACACAACCACAAAACTAGAAAAAGAATCATTAGAAGCACACGTTGATTTGTGCGCCATTCGATATGAACAACTAGATGGACGTCTAGAAAAGCTAGAGTCTAAGGTTGACGCTATCCATACAGACATACAAACTGGAAATGCTAGTATGATCAAAGTACTCATTGGAGCCGCTGGCACAGTTGTAGCAGGCTTACTTTCCACCATCGTTGTAATTTTAATGCAATAGACTTCCGCTCGCGATAAATAACTATATGTTAATACGCGAGTTTTTTAATTCACCACTAGACGAAAAGCAAGTATGGGCACGTTCTGGAAAGAAAGTAGTCCGTAAGTATAGATGTGTGGGCGGCCGTAGACACGGTCGAGTAGTTGCTAATATTCAGCAATGCTTTGCCGCACCGGACATCAAGAAGCGAACACGTTTAAAGATTACAAAAGCACGATTAGGTTCTAGGCTTGCAAAGAAGACCAAGCGAACTAAAAGAATTAATCCAGCTAGTAAAAGAGTCGCGCAAATGAACAAAGCCGCAAAGGGTGGTAGAAGATAATGTTAATACGCCACTTGTTTGAAGCAACACAGATATGGTCAAAAAGCGGAAGTAAAAACGTCCGCAAGTATCGTTGCACAAGCGGTGCTCGTAAGGGCAGAGTTATGGCATCACCTGCAAGTTGCAGTAAGCCATTAAATGTAGGTAAGAGTTCTTCGTTGAAGAAGACTCGAACCAAACGCAAACAATCGATGAGTTTTAAGTCAGGATTAGCTAAAAGATCAAATCCGGGCGCAGTAAGAACAAATAGATTAAATAAGAGTAGTACAGCAACTAAACCTAGAAAAGCTAGTACAAAGAGAGCCAGGAGAATGAAATGAAAATAAGTGAAGTAACACAACCTAAGATAACTAAGGTCGCTGGCAACTCAGTAACAATTGATCAGGGTAACGGCGTAACTACTACCGTCGACACAAAGAAGAATCCAAGCGCACTAAACAAAGATCCTAAAACAGGAAAAGTTGGTATACAGAAGCCACAAAATAGTGCTATGAAAAAGAATACTAAAACAACTATCAGACCAGGCGACAAGGTTGATCCGGAGACACTCGGTGCGAATTGATGATGTATTAGAGCAGTTTACTATACAGGTTACTAACGAAGAAGATACTTTGTTAGATGCTATTGATAGTAGAACTCCAATAAGTCAATTTAGTGAACGAGAGCAATTCGTTATTGAAAACCTCGTACGCAAGAGTTTGGTAAGTAAAATAGTTATTGGAACTCAAACTTTGGTCGTGCGGAATGATATACAATCAAACATTAGTTAAAGAACTTGAAGCGTTATTAAACACTTCAATTGACCCTACCGCGTTTCCGTATGCAAAAGGAAACAGTATTAGGATAGGTAAATATGTCGTGCGATCTAATAAAAAAGGCTTCCATAAAGTGTTTTCTTTAGAGGAAAACAGGCTAATAAAGGAAACTTTTTGCAAGACAAGTGCAGTAGCACTTGCAAAGAGTTTAGCAAAAGGCCTAAATTGCGAAGGTAAAATTAGCTCATTGGACAGAGAAATAGAAAAGCAGTACAATGATTGCTTATTCTATAAGAACACAATAAAAATAAGTAAGGATGATTTTAAAAAGGAAATTGCCCGAACTAGATATGATATTGCTAGGATGCGCACACTCCAAGCAAAGGACCATCTAGACCAATATGTTTACGCCTAAAAGGCTAAATAACTATAACAAGCAAATTCATAGGAAGAGAATACAATGAATATTAGAGAAATATCAAAACCAGTTACTGCTAAGAGCCTAAACGAGAGCCTAGCAAAGCGTTTTGGACAAAAGCTCAACATAGATGCTTTCACAGTTGAGCAATTAGAAGACGCAAGAAATAAAATTAGAACAAAACTTAGTCAAGTTGAAATGAATGAAAACTTTGACAGTGTTATTAAAAATGAGAATTATCAAAAATCAAAACTCTTCCTTGATGTTCTCAATACAGCGATTGCAGAGCGTGAGGACGCAAATGTAGAAGAAGGTTCAAAACCAGACTTTCCTGATATAGATGGTGATGGAAATACAAAAGAACCAATTGGTAAAGCCGCGAAAGATAAAAAAGATGCAGGCAAAGGTAAGAAGCCTAAAAAGGGCGTAGTACCTCCACAGTTTAAAAAGAAGAACGAAAGTATTGTTAAAGAAGGCGCGGAAGACGCTGCCGAATTAGTAATGGCTGCCAAAGATATGGTTGATCGTGTTACAGGTTGGATGGAAGACACAGCAGAAATGCAAACAGAATCCATGTTAGAATTAGCAGATGCAATACGTGACGAAATGGGCAGTGAAAAATCAGAAGCATTTACAGCAAGTGTTAAGCCAGCTCTTGAAGCAATGTACGGTGTAATGGAAACAACACGCCAAACATTAACAGCAGGTGTTGGTCAATTAACAGGCGAAGAAGATGCAGTTATGCCTGATGCAATGGGCGCAGATCCTTTAGATGAGCCATTACCAGCTGATCCAGAAATGGAACCATTAGACGATGACGGCATGGGTGCCGCTGACGCCGCAATGGGTGGTGAAGAAGAAGCTGGACGTGAAAAGCGTGAGAGTGTTCAAAGAGGCTCAAAAAAAAAGTTAGCTGAACGTTCACGTAGACTAGCAACAACCCTTTCAAAAAAAAAGTCTTAGAGTCACCTGAATCAACTAAACTAGTACAAGTTCTTAGAACTATTATTGGTGCGGCTGACACTAAAGGCGAATCTTTATTCCTACACTTTGACAAGCCAACAGACAAAGACCTAAAGTCTGGCTCAAAAAACCTTGACCTAAACAAACTAATGCAAAACGTAGGTGCACCACAGTTTGATTTTGGTACGTTTAAAGCCGCATACGATACAGACCCAAGAGTCAAAGCAATGATTAAAAACTTTGACAAATTAGGTATTGAACCAAAAACTAAAAACATGCTAGATAATCCAAAGATGGGCGACACTGGTGATGCTGGCGGCGACAGCGTAGGCGCAATGGCAAAACGTGCTACTGATGTAGGCGATAAATTATAACTTGACTTTCTTTTAGTATGATAGTATACTATTAAGATAGATTAAAGGAAACTAATTTGACCCTGATAACGAGTAAGTACGATTACAAACCAATTTCACGAAAACAAATAGACGGTAAGCGCAAGTACATGACACCTGATGGTGGTGCTGTGGCTAGTGTTACAACTATCTTAGATGCTACAAGCGACAAGTCAGGACTTATTGCGTGGCGCAAACGTGTAGGCGAAACTAAAGCACGAGAAATTACAACTGAAGCCGCAGGCGTTGGTACACGTATGCACAAGTATTTGGAAGACTATGTAGAAACAGGCGTAATGCCTAATCCAGGTAGTAATCCATTTGCTAAAAAAGCACACGCAATGGCACAGCAAGTCTTAGAACACGCAATGGGCGATGTAGATGAGATATGGGGTAGCGAAGTGGCGCTTTACGTGCCTCAAATGTACGCAGGAACGACTGATCTCGTAGGACAGTACAAAGGCCAGCCCTGTATAATGGACTTTAAACAAACTAACAAGCCTAAGAAGCTAGAGTATGTACAAAACTACTTCTTACAGCTAGTAGCATACGCAGAAGCACACAATGAAGTTTACGGCACTAACATACGCGAAGGACATATCTTTATGTGTAGTCGCGGAGATGATGGAATGATACTAGGCGGAGAAACATATCAACAGTTTGATGTGTGGCCACATGAGTATGACGAGTGGCGTAACGAATGGTACAACAGAGTCTACACATATTACGAGAAGTTCGCATAAATACAATAATAATGCGTAGGAGACACTCGTGGCAGTAGTACAGATATCAAAAATACAAGTCCGTAGAGGACAAGAGAATCAAGGGTCAGGCTTACCTCAACTATCGTCAGGTGAGATAGGTTGGGCAGTTGACACACAAAAAGTTTATATAGGTAACGGATCAGTAGCAGAAGGTGCACCACAAGTTGGCAACACTAACTTGTTAACTGAACACAGCGACTTATTTGAAGTAGCAGATCAATACATATACAAGAATAATAATGGTAGTATTGTTACTGGTATTGATTCTGTAAATCCTGTTACACGCACATTACAAGCAAGACTAGACGATACAGTAAGCATCCGTTCTTTCGGAGCAACTGGAGACGAAGCTCAAGACGCCACATCATTATTACAAAGAGCAATCGATCAACTGTATCTAAACGCTGGACAAGAAGTATCAGTAAGCAATCGTGTAGTACTAAACATTGAAGCTGGTACATACACAATCAAAGATACAATACGTATTCCTCCACATGCAACAATAGTAGGTGCAGGCGCAGGTAAAACAATTATTAAACAAACAAACCCAGGCAGAGCTGTTTTCCAAACAGTTAGTGACGAAAGCTCACCTGGTGCATATATTTTAGACGGCGAGTACGCAACTCAAGCAAGGAACATTCGTGTTGAAGGTTTAACTTTGCAAGTAGGTATTACAGGATCAAGAGGACTTATTCTACAAAGTTGTAGAGATAGTTACTTTGAAAATATAACAGTTGTTGGACCGTGGGCAACTGGTAATCCTATTAATGCTAGTAGTATTGTTACATTTAACGTTGGTGTATTATTAAACAGTAAAAACGGTGGTGTTGAATCTAGTCGTAACGAATTTACAAATTGTCATGTACAGGGTTTTGAATATCTTGTAGCAAGTGACTTTGATATTAATGACAACGTCTTTACTACATCTAACTTTGGTATAGGTGGCTATGGAGTATCATTTGGTAAGTCAATGGTTATTGACGGCAACGTAGCAAACGGTACAGCATCAGGACCAACAAACAATATATTTTCAGACTGTGTGTTTACAAACATCAGTAAAGAAGCAATACTTGTAAAAGAAGGCACATACAACGTAAGTCGTGGTAACAAGTTTGTAACTTGTGGTAACGATGGCGGTGCAGACGATGTACCTATTACTCCAGTTATTAACTTTTCTAAACTAGGTAACGAAAGCATAGGCGATTACTTTACTAGAACAAAAGTATTGTCTTATACACAAGGTGCTATTGTATCAACTAATGCAACAATCGTTGCAGGTCAATCAATAGTAACAATGGCTGACACAAGTGCAGTTAGACAAGGACAAGTATTAATTAAAACAAGTGGCACAGGTGCATTTGGTAGTGAAAACGTTACTATCACATCAGTTGATAGCCCAACACAAATTACACTAAGCGTACCACACCTAACAAGCGGACAAATATTCTTTGAGATTAGAAGTCCAATCATTGGTTCGGTGCCTTATATCCCAGAAGTAAAAGGCCCATCAAACTTTGTATGGGGCTTTGAACACGAAGTAACAGTAACAGATGGAACTGCTATCACACTACTTCGTCTACCGCAGGTAGTTAATCAATCATTTACAGTTGACTATCTGATAACAAGTGAACAAGGTTGGAACGGCGTCAGATCCGGCAGCCTCACTATCCTATCCAACAGCAGAGTAGATGCACCCAACAACACACCATCGGTAACAGTTTCGGACGAATACGACTACCAAGGTGACAATAATTATGTTGACAAACTCTACTTTGATGCTATACTAGATGATATGAACACCGACTCCGAGAATGAGACTATTGTGATAAGAAGTAACTCTGTAAGCATGCCGGCTAATTCTCGTAGTAATTTTAAATTTAAAGTGAAAACGAAACAAACTAGTATAACATAAATGTTCGCAAAAAAATATGAAGAACGACTAAAATCCTGGAACCAATTTCGACAGAACCTAGAGCTGTCAGATGATCCTTTTGGTGATGTAATTGAGTTTTATAAGCCTGCTCCAACAGTGAGCATACACACTGATCCCTTTAATAGTGAAGCGTGGCCAGACCCGTGGCAACTTGTTTTAGAGAATCAGTATTGTGACTTCACTCGTGTACTAGGCTACGGCTATTCTTTACAGTTAACAGAACGTTTTAGTGGTGAAGAATTTGAGATACATATCTGTACAGATGACATGTTAGGATATATGTATTTGCTTTTCATTAACAATAGTGAAGTGTTAGGCTATGATGAAAATGCAGTTGTATCTAAACAGGACTTACCGACAGAATTACGCTCGCAACACGTCTTTACTTTATCTAGTCAAAATAAATACTAAATTAAATATGAACGGAGAGAAAAAAATGGCATTGATGATTCACATCGTGAAACGAAACAAGACACGTGAACCAATTAACGTAGACAAAATACACAAGGTTGTAGAATTTGCTTGTGAAGGCTTAGCAGGAGTCAGTAGCAGTCAAATCGAAATGAACGCTAACTTACAGTTTTATGATGAAATGAGTACATCGGAGATACAAGAAGTATTAATACGTAGTGCCAATGATCTTATCTCATTAGATGCTCCAAATTATCAATATGCGGCGGCAAGATTATTATCTTATAGCGTAAACAAACAAGTGTTTGGGGAATACAATGCTATTACATTGCAAGAGAATATTGATAAAAATATTAAACGTGGAGTGTATGACTCTACTATATTAGATGTATATTCAAAAGAAGAAATTGCCACATTAGATAGTTATATTAAACACAAACGTGATGAAAACTTTACCTATGCAGGACTACGTCAAGTAGTTGACAAATATCTTTGTCAGGATCGTTCATCAGGTGAAATTTTTGAGACTCCTCAGTTCATGTACATGATGATTGCGGCAACACTATTTGCAAATTATCCTAAAGAAGATAGAATGTATTATGTAAGGAGATACTACGATGCGACCTCACTATTTAAAGTCAATATCCCAACGCCAGTCATGGCTGGAGTCAGGACCCCTGTCAGGCAGTTTGCAAGTTGCGTTCTTGTTGACTCTGACGATACCCTTGATAGCATCTTTGCCAGCGATATGTCTATTGGACGTTATACGGCGCAAAGGGCAGGCATTGGAATCAACGCAGGAAGAATCCGCGGAGTAAACTCTAAGATTAGAGGCGGTGAAGTAGCACACACAGGTATTGTCCCGTTCCTAAAGAAATTTGAAAGCACAGTACGTTGTTGTACACAAAATGGTGTACGTGGCGGATCAGCTACAACACACTTCCCGTTTTGGCATCAAGAGATTGAAGACATCCTTGTGCTTAAAAACAACAAAGGCACAGAAGACAATCGTGTACGTAAACTAGATTATTCGATCCAACTTAACAAAACAATGTATGAAAGATTGTTATCCGGAGGAGACATAACTCTTTTCTCGCCACACGATGTGCCAGGTTTATATGATGCATACTTTGGTGATCCAGAAGTATTCCAAGAGCTTTACGAAAAGTACGAACGTGCTTATAGTATTAAAAAGAAAGTGGTACCAGCAATGGAACTATTTTCAGCATTAATTAAAGAACGTGCTGAAACAGGACGTATCTATATTATGAACGTTGATCATTGTAATACACACAGTTCTTTTAAAGACACAGTGTATATGAGTAACTTGTGTCAAGAAATTACACTACCAACTAAGCCGCTTAATCATATTGATGATGACGAAGGTGAGATTGCATTGTGTATTCTTAGTGCTATCAATGTAGGAACAATTAAATCGGTAGACGACTTAGATGAATTGTGTGAATTAGCTGTAAGAGCATTGGAAGAAATTATTGATTATCAGAAATATCCAATCAAAGCGGCAGAAAAATCAACAAAGGCAAGACGTTCACTGGGTGTAGGGTACATTGGACTTGCACACTATCTAGCAAAAAACAAAGTAAACTATGCAGATCCTAAAGCATGGAAACTAGTACATGATCTTAGTGAAGCATTTCAATACTATTTGTTAAAAGCATCTAACACACTAGCACAAGAGCGTGGAGCATGTGAGTACTTTGACCGTACTAAATACTCAGACGGCATCTTACCTATTGATACATATAAAACAGATGTTGATACTATTGTGGAGAACAAGCTAAACTATGATTGGGAGGCTTTACGAGTACAGATTAGGAAACACGGACTACGGCACAGCACATTGTCCGCACAAATGCCTTCAGAGAGCAGTTCCGTTGTGTCGAACGCTACCAACGGAATCGAACCTCCTAGAGGTTACTTGTCCGTTAAGAAAAGCAAAAAAGGGCCTCTTAAGCAGATTGTTCCACAGTATCAAACACTAAAGACCCACTACACTTTGTTATGGGAGATGCCAAACAACACAGGATATATAAATACTGTGGCTGTTATGCAGAAGTTTTTCGACCAAGCTATCAGTGGTAACTGGAGTTACAATCCAACTCATTACGAAAACAATGAAGTGCCAATGAGTCAAATGATTCAAGATTTATTGACCACTTATAAAATGGGATGGAAAACTAGTTACTACCAAAACACTTATGATTATAAAACTGATCCAAGTGAAGCTGCAATTGATGAACCTACACATAACGTAGGCTGGCACGACAACGTAAAAGAGTCACCCGTAGAACGTACTGAGTTTAACGGTACTGACGACGAGTATGAAGAATATTGCGATAGTTGTGCAATTTAATTGTTGACACAGACAAATAACTATAGTATTATATAGTAGACATAGTAAGGAAAAGACACATGGCAAAGACAGTTTTTAACAAAGACAAAGTAGACTTCACAAAACAAAATATGTTCTTCGGAGCAGATCAAAACACACAGAGATATGATGTATTCAAATTTCCTGTGTTTGACAAACTTAACCAAACAATGCTTGGATATTTTTGGAGACCTGAAGAAGTAAGTCTACAAAAAGATAGAGCTGACTTTGCTAATTTTAGACCAGAGCAGAAACATATTTTTACTGCTAATCTAAAATACCAAACACTACTTGACAGTGTCCAAGGACGTGGTCCATGCCTAGCATTTTTGCCGCATGTTTCATTGCCTGAACTAGAAGGATGTATTGTTACTTGGGACTTCTTTGAAACAATCCATTCACGTAGCTATACACACATTATGAAAAACGTATATGCTGATCCTGCAGAAGTGTTTGATACTATTCTCGATGACGAAAAGATTATTGCTAGAGCAACAAGTGTAACAAAACACTATGACGCATTTACAGAAGCGGCAGATGCTTTTATACATCGCAAAAAAGGAAACATGCGAGATGTTAAAAAGAAATTGTATCTTGCAATGCAAACTGTTAACATCCTAGAAGGCTTGCGTTTTTATGTAAGTTTTGCATGTACATTTGGTTTTGGCGAACTTAAATTAATGGAAGGCTCTGCAAAGATTATTTCATTAATTGCTCGTGACGAAGCACAACACTTAGCACTTAGCACACACATATTGAAAATTTGGTCACAAGGCAAAGACGATCCAGAAATGGCAAGTATTGCAAAAGAGTGTCAAGAAGATGTATACGACTTATGGCGTGAGTGTGTAGCAGAAGAAAAAGATTGGGCAGAATACTTATTTAAAGATGGTTCAATGATTGGTTTGAATGCAGCACTTTTAAATCAATATGTTGAGTATATTGCAAACCGTAGGTTAAAGGCGCTAGGTATGCAAGCAATTTTCGATCAGCCTGTAAACACTAACCCACTTCCTTGGACACAGCATTGGTTGAGTTCATCAGGACTACAAGTTGCTCCACAAGAGACAGAAGTAGAGTCATATATTATTGGCGGAATCAAACAAGACGTAGACAAGGATTCATTGAAAGGATTTAGTTTATGATAACCATATGGGGAAAACCTGCATGCCCAAGTTGTATGAAGGCAAAAGCATTATGCGAATCAAGACAACTGAAATACGAATACAAAGAACTAGGTAAAGACTTTACTAGAGAACAAGTATTCGAAGAATTCCCAACAGCAAGAACGTTCCCGCAGATTATTGTTGGCGGAAACAAAGTTGGCGGATACGAACAAATGGTAAGTTACATAGAAGATACAAATTACAATGGTACAGGACACGGCTAATGCCAGGCATTAGTAGAGACAATGACGCCGCTGGTGGAGACTTACAACCAAGTCAGTCTACAGTGTTTGCAAACAAAGAAAAAGTTATTGTAGACGGTGACGGAGTTGCAGGTCACGGACCACCACCTCACACTCCACAAACTATCATTGCCGGATCAAACGCAGTGTTTATCGGCGGGATTGCTGTATGCAATGCAGGTGATAAGGCTTCAAATTGTGGAGAAGCTTCAACAGGTAGCGATGATGTCTACGTTGGTGATTAAAAAGGTTGACAAATAACAACAAACCTGTTATAATTTAAATTCACAAGGAGAATAACATGACAATACATGAAGAAATAGTACAGGCTTTTAACAATTATCTAGCAGAATCAGAGACATTCGAAGATAAGAGCGTAAAAGCTGCAGCTGCAAGAGCAAGAAAAGCACTAGGTGACTTAGGTAAACTAACAAAATCACGTAGAGCAGAAATTCAAGACAAAAAGAACGCAATGTAATGAGCGGACAACGGCGCTGGCTTAAATTATGGGCTAGGACTGTTGGTATGCCAGTTGGTATTGACGACAACGATAAGCCAGAGTTTCTTCCAATTACACAATCAGATGTAAGGAAGGCTTTGGCTTTTCGCACCTTTTGGATCATACTACACATTGTTACATGTTTTATGATCATAGCAGGAAATGCTAAAACCTTATTTTTTTAATTTTTTGATTAGTAACGGCAAATATACTGTTACAGCAACAAATCCCCAGAAACCACCTAAAACTGTTGCATAAAGTTTCCAATTAGCAAAGTCTAATATTATTCCTAGCGTGACGCCACCTATCCATGTATAGTCTAAGAATCCGTGTATCTTTTTCCATTTATCACCTAAACGGTCGATAAGTTCTTGGCGTTTGTTTGCAAACCATGGATGCACATGTCGCATGATAACAAATCCTTCGTTTAGAACCATTACTGTAAATCCTATCCAAAATATCATAATATTACTTATGCATCTAGTAAATACTTAGAATAGATTAAGGAGACTTCATTATGATGTGGGTAGATTATACAATAGATAGTATTCCAGGAGGTAAAGGCTTTAAAGTCAAAGGAGACTGGGAAGGCGAAGTAATGGGTATTGCACAAGATGGCACACACAAGGATCACTACTTGTATAAACCAGGGGATGTGTTTGTAGTAAACGAACATGGATGGTTAAAAAAATCAGATCATTTGTCAGCATTAATATTAAAATATGAAAAAGAGAAAAATGAAGTGTAAACAAGGCGATGTAGCCGTAATCAAAATGAGTGTTCGACAAGAAAATATAGGACGCATTGTAAAAGTAGCAGAACTTATAGGAAGATTCGAAAAAGGTTCGTTATTTACATTTAGAGGCATGAACTGTATGGCTCCAATTACAGATAATTATTGGTGGATTGAAGCAGAGGATTTGAATATACAGTTTGGTCCTAGTCCTAGAGCTTATATAGCAGACACTTGGTTAGAGCCTATTAGACCAGATGGCGAAGAAAAAGATAAAGCATCTGAAGATCTAAGCGATAAAAAGTTTGCTATGGATCTAATTTTAGGTTGACAAACTTACATTAATACGCTATAAATAGTCT